CCATGGACGCGGCGCCGCCAAAGCGGCTGCTTTTTCTTTCCGCATCGTCCAGGGTGCGCTCGAACTGGCGCACCTTGATCGAGCCCTTGGCGTCGACCTCGATCTCGAATTTAAGCTTTTCGCTCATGATCGCTGCGCTCTTCTTCTATGACCGCCGCGCAGCAGGCCATGATCTTGGCCGCCAGCTGCGGCTGCTCCTCCTCGGGGATGCCGTGCAGCCGCAGGATGAAGTCGATCCCCGCCAGGTTGATCCCCCAGTGAACGTATCTGCCGGTGAACTGCCGGTCGATCAGCCCGCGGTGGTAAGCCAGGAAAATCTTCCAGGCCGGGAAATTGACGGGCATCAGCCGGATGGTGTTGCAGTCTTCGCAGTTCTGGATATCCCTGATCCCGTCATCAAACGCCCGGTTGCACTCTTCGCACGGCTCCCGGCCCAGCCTCAGATACTGCCGTGCGAAGCTGGCGAGTTTTTTACTTCCGTCTCCAGCTGCTTTTCCAAAAAATGACCAAGGTCGGTGACCGTGTCCGCCAGAAAGGTGTCCAGCCCGTACACCTCCCGGACGAGGATCTCGGCGTTTTTAAGCGAATAGGGAACATCCGTGCCGGCTTCATCCGGGGCCACCTTGATGGGCACCAGGCAGGCGAGTTTTCCCAGGGTCAGCCCCCGCCAGCCGGTGATCAGCCGGGCCAGGTTGCGGCTCAGCTTTTCGACATCCACATCTTCCACCGGCTGGTGGGTCCGGCGGTCGTAGCGCCGCGTGCGGCTTCTCTCCACCAGTCTCTGCAGCGCGGTTCTGTCCATGTAGCGCAGCTTGAAATCGATACCGCCGAACTCGGCCCACACCTCGTATGCTTCCTTCTTGGATTCGACCAGGCGCTCCAGATCCATAGAGTTCTCCTTTTCTACACCCCCAGTTTGAACACCGGCAGGCCGTGCACCTTGAAACTGATCGCCTCCTTGACCATCTCGGTCAGTGGGGCTGCCGGGTTGAATCCGTCAAAGACCACCCAGGCATGCACCCGGTCGCCGCTCTGGTCGTTTGCCGGATCGCGGGTGAACAGCTGCAGGAAGAACAGCGCCTGGCTGCCGCCGGCGCAGTCTTCAAACGCCTCGAACCACTTCCTGCCGGCAAGATATCCGGCCGCCGACCCGGCGGCCTGCGCCTGGCCGGCCTGGAAACGCTTCCAGTGCTCCTGGAAGGGGGTCGCATCGGCCAGCTCGACGCTGACCTCCAGGCTCCACTCGTAAAGGTAGCCGGCGCGCTCCAGCATCGATTCGGGCAGAAAGCCGTTTTTGCCGGTGGCCGTCACTATGGTGACCGCGCTATCGAAGTAAGCCCTGCCGTCGGCATGATCGATGCGCACAAGGTTCGCCCCGCCGCTGTCGGTAAAGGTCACCGCCGAGTCGGGGTTGAGGATGCGCCGGGCGGCGTCGGTGATCTGGGCGCTCTGGCCGGCCTCGGTGCAGGGCTCCTCTTTCAGGTTGCCGATCACCCACTGGTCGCCTGCCGTGTGGCCGGAAGTGGACCCGAAGGAGATGGTCTGGCCGTCGTCCAGGGTCTGGGCCGCGCCGGTCAGGGCCACCAGGGTGGTCCAGGCGCCGCCGTTTTTGCGCCACTTGAACGTGTCGGGAGCGCCGGTGCCGTCGATGACCACCTCGTAGAGGGCCGAGGCCGCACCCGAAAAACCCGGCCCCCAGGCCGCGTCGTTTTTGCCCGTGCCCTTGAAGCCGTTGGGCCGCAGGGAGAACACGTTGGCGTGCTTGCCGTGGGATGCCGGCATAGCTGGCCTCCTTTACGGTGTGAAGGTAAAGCTCGGCGCGCCGTTGCCCTTGAAGCTGAAGTTGCCGGCCACCTTGCCGTCCTTGGAGGCCGGGATCGAGAGACCCGTGATGATGATGTCTCCGGAAAAATAGTCCCCGGAGTCCTCCAGCCGGAAGACCACGTCCGTCAGCACCGTTCCCGGAATCGCCGCCACGATGTTGTCGATCAGCGCCTTTTGCTGGGTGTTGGACGGGTCCAGGTTGTAGTTCATGCTGCCGCCCCACTCGCCCTGGCCGGCAAGCCACTTCTTCCAGTCCTCGCCCTTCGCGCCGGCATCCTCCAGGCCGACGCTGAAATCCAGCGTGTACTCCATCTCACCGCCCACCGGCACGCTGTTTTTGGCCACTCGGGTGACCTTGCCGTGAATCGGATAGGCCATGGCATTGCTCCTTCGAAAGGGTTATTATGTACGCGCCGCCCGTCGCCAGTAGCGCAGCACCACGGTTTTTTTCTGGATCATCTCCTGCTCGTCGCCGAAGGTCTCGCTGGCCTCTTCCGACACCGCAAAGGCGTCGTACACCCCGGTAAGCCCCAGAGTGTTCTCCTGCAGGCTGGCGGTGATGTCGGCGGCCATCTGCAGCACGCCTGCGGAGCCCATGATCGACTCCTCGGGCTTGAGGATCTGGGCGTAGGCGGTCACCCGCACCTCCATCTGCTGCTCGATGGTGTCCTTGTCGTCGAGGCGGTTGGCGACATCGCCGTCCTTGAGCGCCACGGCCGGGAACTTGACCTGCCGGGGCAGCAGCGCCTCGTCCTCGGTGATGAAGATGTCCCGGTCGCGCACATAGCTCAGGTCCGCGCGCAGTTTGCTTCGGATGGCGGTCAGCAGCGGTTTCATTTTTTGATATAGTCTGCAAAGATCCGGCGGAAGATCCGGATGTCCGAACCCTGGGCCATCAGAAACGGCCGGGCCGGGAGTTTTATCTTGGCCTTGCGCGGGTGCGCCCGCACCAGCACCCGGCGCGCAGGAATGCTGTTGCCGAAGGCCGTGCGCATGATCCGGTAGTGCTGCTTGACCGTCACGTTCTGCTCGATGCGCCCGCCCAGGTGCTGGATGGCCGCATACTCGACGTTGGTGCCCACCCGCAGCAGGATTTTCCCCCAGACCTTCATGTGGATCGAGTTTTTCAGCCGGGCGGTGTCGATCAGGGTTTTGCCGCCCTCCCGCAGCGCCCGCTTGGAGGCCTTCCAGCGCACCGGCCGGCCGCCCTCCTTGAAGTTTCTGGCCACCGAGCGCAGCAGCACCAGGCCGCACTCCTTCAGCGCCGGGCGCGGGTCCTGCAGGCGGTCCGCGATACGGCCCAGCCGGGCCTTCACCCCGAAATCCTTCATCCGCCAGGTCAACCGCAGCGGCATGGCTCAGAACCCTTCCAGCTTCTCGCGCGTAAAGATCCGCTCGCCGGATGCGATCTGCGGCTTGTCGGCATCCGACGGCGGGCTGTCCGGATCGCCGGCCCCCAGGGAGACCAGCCCCTTTGCCACATCGCGCAGAAAGCGGATCATGTCCTCGTAGCGCTTTCTGCGATCCTCGGGCACCCCCCGGCGCCGGGCGAACAGGTTGACGACGGCAAGCTCCACCGAGATCTTGCGCAGGATCGCCGGCACCGGCGAAAAGGGCACGCTGTAGCGCTTGCCGCAGTAACCGTCGATCTCCGCATCCGCGTCGGCGATCGCCCGGTCCACCTTGCCGTCGTCAACTGCGCCCAGGTCGTTGTCGTCGGTCAGGCCGATCAGCTCGTCCTCGTCGAGCTGCTCCAGGATGTCTGCCTTGGTGCAGTAGGCCATTTACTTTTTCGCCCTGCCCCTGGCAGGTTTTTCTTCGCCGCTGCCGGCAGGCTCACCTTCAACCAGTTCGACGATGAGCATCGGTTCGGCCGTCAGCAGTTCAATCTCTTCCCTGCTGAAATGATCGTCAGGGTACTCCCTGGGTGCGGCCGGATGGACGATCCCGCAGCGCCGGAAGCCGTCTGTTTTGCTTGTGATGCGAATCATGGTGTCGATCTCCCTTCGGCTTGTCAGATTCGGTCCGCCCGCGGCCGGGGATCGGAATTATCCCCGGCCGCGTCATTCTTTCCGGCCTGGAGTGCTAGGCCAGCCAGGGCACCAGCACCGGCTCGGCGGTCTTGTACCAGGGGTTGGAGGCCCCGGCGGCGTCGCGCTCGTTCACCAGCAGCGTGCGCGCGGCGCTCTCGAGCGACGGCCCGTAGACCAGGTGCGTGGGCATGATCCCCAGCGGCACGCCCTCGTCGTTTTTGAAGGCCATCATGGCCGCCCGCGCGGCGGCATAGTTGGCCGCATTGAGCGTGTCCTTGCTGCCGTAGGCCAGCTGCCACAGGCCGAAGCCCACGTTCTTGCGGTCGTCCACCCCGTAGCGGAACTTTTTGCGCATGAAGACGTTTTCGTCGTCGGGCTTGTCCATCGCCACGAACTGAGGGGCTTTGCGGATCTGCAGCACGATCGGCTTGATGGGCCGCGAGAGGTCCATCAGAAACCAGGGGTTGCCGGCGCCGCCGCCGGAGTTGGACACGCTGGCCCCGCCCACCGGATGGTCGGTGTCGAAAAAGTACTGCCCGTCGAAGCACAGCGTGTTGAAGCCGGCCGCCAGCAGGGCGAACACCAGCAGGTCCGGATGCACCCTTGCGCCCTGGCCAAGGCCCTGGATCATCGGCGTGTAGACGCCCACCTGGTCGTCTTCGACATCGTCGCGGTCCACCTCCACCGTGGCCTCGTAAGGCTTGTTGACGATCTCGTAATGGAAGGCCGACAGGTCCTTGATCACACGGTCGCCCACCCACTCCTTCATGACCGGAAAATCCCCCAGCCACTTGTAGTCCACGCTGCGCCCGGAGCTGGGCACCCGCATGGCCACCAGGTCCCACATGGACTTGGCCGTGTCGAAGGCCTGGTTGAAAATCGTGGAAAAGCTCTTGTAGATGCCCGCAAGGGCCGCTTGGTTGATGATCATGGCAAGTTTCCTTTCATGTTAAAATGAGAAGCCGAACGAAACCCGCTGGGCTATTCCACCCACACCCCGTCGCTTTCCAGGCCGACCACCTTGCCGGCCGCGCTGCGGGTGCCGGTGCCGTTGGTGGCCGCCACCGTCTGATCGTCGACGATGTAGCAGGTCTTGCCAAGCCCGGCCTGGGTGACGGGATCGGCGCCCGAGTTTGCGAACTTGAAGGCTTTTTTGCGCCTCACCAGCACGGTCTTGTCGCCGTTGGCCCCGCCGGTGTTGTCCACCGCCTCATCGGCACGGCCCAGGTAGGTGAGGGTGGTGGCCGTCGAACCGGGGGCGGCGTAGCCGCCGGAGTTGGCCACAACGATCTTGCCGGCGCCGATCACCGCGTTGGCCGCAACCGGCACGGCGATCAGTTCGGCGTCTTTCATGGGGGTTTTGCGATCCGCCATTTTTCTTCTCCTTGTCGCTTTTGGTTACTTGCACTCAATAAGTATACGGGGCCGCCGATCAGTGCTTACGCGGCCTGCTCTTTCGGCCCGTATTTTTTCCAGGTCTCCTCGTCGATGCCGCACATCTTGTTGATGGAAAGCTGCAGCTCGCCCTCGGCTTTTCTGGAGACCACCTTCTCGCCGCCGGGCAGCTTTTCCACCGGCACCACCACCGGCGCCTTGGCCGCGAAGGTCTTGAAACCCTCCAGGTCCCGCTCGGCATAGGCCTTGGCCCACTCTCTCTGCTCCGGGGTGATCTTGCCTTCGGAAAGGGCCTTGGCCACGAGCTCTTCGGCGTCGCGGCGCTTGAGCTCGCCCTGCAGCTTGATGAACTCCTCCCGGCTCACGGCCCCCCTGCCGGCCTGCTTCAGGGCGTGAATGGTGGCCACCACCTGCGACAGGTCGCCCTCCTTCATGTCCAGCGCGGCCAGCACCTCCTTGGCCACCACCGGCTTGCCGGCGGCTGCCGCCTCCAGCTGCCTGTTTTTGGCCGTCAACTGCTCGGCCGCCTCGACGATCTTGTCATCGCCGGCATCCTCCGCCAGCCCGAAGAGTTTCTTAAGCTTCTCGACAATGTTCATGGTGTGCTCCTTTCCCCGGATTTCTCCGATGTTGAATTTTTTCCTGAACGTATCCAGTCGCCGATCGATGATCGCGCGTTCCCGGCTGCTGTACTGGGCCTTGTTGTTGTCCTGGCCCCAGTGGCCGGCCGCCGCCCGCGTCTGGTCCGCGTCCGGGCACGGGTAGCGGTAGTTGACCGGGTCCAGGAACTGCTCCTCGGGCACCTCGGCCCACTCGGAAGGCTTGGCCGCGTGCCCGCTCTCTTTGACGCCGATGTCGTACTTTTCGGCGCGCTTTTTCCGGGCAGCCCTTGCCTCCTGGCGGCTCATCTTGGCCACGATGGGCGCCAGGCGGTTGATCCTGGGCGCGTTGGTCAGGGCGATATTGTCGATCTTCACCACCCGGCGGTCGCCCTCCCGCACCCAGAACACCGGCGAAAAATAGCGGTACTCGCGGTTTTCCAGGTACTCTTTTGCCCGCCGGGTCCACTCCACCGCCGCCCACAGCCCCTCCTTGCCGCGGCTGACCAGCATCTTGACCCAGCCGGCCGCCGGCGCCTGCACGTCTTTGAGGGTCTGGTGCTCGTAGTCGATCACCATCTCGTTGCCGCGGCGCTCGAAGTCGGCGATGATCGCCGCCATCGCCTCCTCGTCCAGAATCGCGTGCTCTTCGCCCTCCACCTCGATCCGGCCGTAGGGAAACACCTGGAACTGCTGCGGTACGCCTTCGATGCTTTTTGCGATGACAAGTGCGCGCATGTTCACTACCCCTTTTTCTTGACACCCGGCTGCGGCATTGCTATTTTCGCATCATGGCCGGCATCGAGACCCTGTTCGATCACAACCCTACCGAAGAAGAGCTGCAGACCCTGTTCGGGCCGATCAGCCCGAAGCTCAACGAAGCCATGCGCAACGGTAAAAACCAGGATGGCGCATATCTGACCATCGCCCGCCTGATGGGCCTGCGCGGCGACGATGCGGCCATGAACCGGTACCTGGACAAAATCGAGAGCGACTCCTTTCGTTTCGAAGCCCGCATGATCTGCTCAAAGCTCGCCTAATGCCGCTTCAAATCTGTCCCTGTCAGCAACTGCGCTGAGCGCCAGTAAAATCTTGTGCCTATCGTCAAAGCGAAGTGACCGATCGGCCAGAAGATCCGCCATCGTGTCCATGTAACGGAAGCGATCCACCTCGCGATGGATCCGGATCAACTCGTCTGTGACTGTCTCGTTGCCGGCCAGTCCCAGGCGCTCCAGCAGGCGGTTGAGATTTCGGACCCCGGTTCGGTAGGCCAGCCCGATCGCCTTGACCGTCTCCAGGTGCCGCGGCTGGAAGCCCCCCAGTGCTTCGAGCATCTCCGGGTAGGTGCGCCGCGAGGCCCACTCGTTCAGGGTTTCCATCATCGCCCATTGGCTGCTGTGGATACCCAGGTAAGGCGACCGTACTTGCCGGCTGTGGTTGATCTCGTGCCACAGCCCCTGCAGGGCGACCTCCTCGTTGAAGGTGAGCATCTCGGCGCCCAGCTTTTTGAAGGCCCGCTCCAGGTCCAGCGCCGGGGCGATGTCGTTTGCCTCCGGAAAGCGGCGAAGGTTGACCGTGATCTCCCCGTCGCTGTCGGTGGACATCATGTTGCCCAAAAGGTTCTCCCAGCGGTAGAGCTTCAGTTCCTTGTCGGGCACGAAGCGCTGGAGGCGCTCCTTGACTATCCGCCGGACATCGTCGAAGTCCTCCACCGCAAGGGGTGCAGGCTTCAGGGCTCCGGCCAGATCCTCTCCCAGCCGGCCGGGGTACCTGTCCAGCTCCGGCGCCCAGTAATCCCTGGCCGGATGGGTGTCCCAGCCGGCATCGGGCATCAGCAGCCGCGCCGGCATCTTATTGCCGGTCGCAGGGTCCACCGGCTCAACCAGTCCGCCCGTGGGGTCTTCGCGCTCCACCGTCAGCCCTTTTTCTTC